ACCTTGGACAGTGCGTGCATCTTGCATTGCACGGTGGCGTGCGAGTTCGCCGTCGCCTGGATTTGTTCGATAATCAGATGTCCGTATGGGATCGTGAAAGCTTGGTGGTTCGAGCCACTGGCACGCCCATCGATGCCGCAGCGCTCGTGCTTTTGCGAATATGCGACAAACCCTGGATGCGTACCATCGTGGTCGACGCACATCCCCTGCAGGCCGACGAGGTCGAGGATCGTCTTCAGGGAGGTCGTCTCAAAAGCGACGTGCGGCTTTTGCGCCGAAACCACGACAGTGGGATTGTACGGACCACCGTCCTGCGGCGACTCGGTTTCTGTGTTGAGCATGTTGCCCAACCGTGTAATGCCGCCAACGATCACCGCAGGCGACGCTCCGAATGCGAGCGGGTGAATCTTCACCGAATGCGACGAATGCAGCGACATGGCATGCTCCTATTTGCGTTGCCCGAACGCCTTGAGTTGGCGGTCGACTTCGTGAACCAAAAACTTGTGCAGATCCTTCATCACGCGATCCGAAACGCTGCGCAGTTCTTGGATCGGGTGCACCTTCGAGTCGGGGTTCTTCCAGTTCGCTTTCCGCGGCATCGGCATGCGGGCGACTTGGTAGTGGCTTGTTCCGGTGACCTTGACCAGCCGCGGCCCGTAGACCGCCATGCGTCGCAGTTCGCCGCTCCACACCAACGGCAGCGTGTGTCCCTTTTCGTGTCGCTTGCGCTCGTAGTACTGCCGGCGACGGCGCCGTTTGAACTTCGACCGCGTCGCCCCCTGCCCTGCTCGCGGTTGATACCTGAATTCGCGGAACCCCTCGTTGGTGAAATACCGCGGCAGGTGCGATCGCCGCCAACGCAAACCCATGGCCCGCGTCGCCCGCAGCATCACTTCCTTCACATCCTTCGTCTTCAGCGCGGCGAGTCCCTTGCGATTCCAGCTGATGATGTAGGACGTGCCAACGTGTTGGAGTCGCGTGTCACTCATCGTTGACGCCCCACGCGATGTGGATCTCGACGCCCTGCAGCTGCCCCTCGGTCGCCCACTGGCTTTCGTGATTCCAGAAGGGGCCCGAGGCAATTTCGATCGTGCGGATGTGCGGCCCGCCGTGCTCGACGAGGTAGTCGGCGAGTTCGGAGAGGATCGCGAACGTGTGGTTTTTCATCCACCTGTCGTGCGCCAGGATCTGCTCATGCAGGCCTGGGTCGTACATCTGCTGCTCGGTCAGGTGCCGCTCGAGCAAAATGTACAACTCGCCGTAGGCGATGTACTCATGCAGCGACACTCGCTGCATGCCGAACCCATTCTCCGACGCGCTGGAGACGATGACGTTGTACTTGCGGTACGCGATCTCCTCGGGATCGAACGCGTCGCCATCCGCCGGGAGCGGCGCGACCTTACCGCTGACGTAGACCGCCGCCTCTTCGGGAGTCGACGCGCCGCAGAATGCGCGAAACGCCGCCAGTTGCGGCAGCGCATCGATCACCTGCGCCTCGACGATCGACCAGCATCCCGAAGGGGCGTCCATCAGCGCTCCAGTCCGCCTTTCTCGATGCGGCGCCGCCAGGGTCGGGCCAGCGTGACCCGCACGATCGCGTCATGCGTGGTCTGCACCGCCTCCAACTTCCAGGGCACGTCGCCAGTCCCCTCGACCGTCCACTCGCCGTGCAGCACCGTGATGCTGCGCGACTCTTCCGCGGAGGCCACGAACAAGTCCGCGTCCATCCGCTCGACCTTCTTCCGCGTGGTGAACTCGCCCTCGCTGTCCTCGTCCTCGACGCGTCGCCGCATCAGCACCGAGGTGAATTCGACAGGCGGGGAGTTGACGCGGGCCCAGGTGACCAACGCCAACTCCCCGCTTTCCGCTCGCTCGCCGAAATGCTCGGCCAGCGTCGGAGCTGCGAATTCGCGAACGACATCGTCGAAGTCGGAGGGCACGTCAGATCGTCGTCGAAGCGACGCCGAAGTTGAGGATGCACTCGATGCGGGTCGGGCCGCTGCCCTTCGCCGCGGCGGCGATGCCCGCCGACTTGTGCGTCGAGGCGGTCGTCGTCAGACGACTGTTGCCCGCGTCCCAGTACAGCAGCGCGCCGGCGGCCGGCGTGTCGGTGCCCAAGATCGGCATGTCGAACTTGCCGGTCAGTTGCAGCGTGTACTCGTCGCCGTTGGCGACCGGCTTGGTGCCGCCGACGACGCCGACGAAATTGCCCCAGACGACCACGTCGCCAGGGTTCAGGTTGGCGCCAGCGGTAACCTTGACGGTGCACCCACTGTCGGCAAGACGGGCAGTTGCGCTCATGTTATTTCCTCATCCAGTGTTCGATGGCTTTTTGGATCGCCGCCTCGTCTGCGGGTGTCACCCCGTCCACGGCAGTCAGCGTGCCCGCGGCGGCCCCGAAGTCGAGCAGCGACTCGATCGTTGAAAATTCCCCCAGCTTCGCTCGCACCGTCTTCGACAGCTTGAGTTCGGACAGGGGCGTTCCCGCCGGCGGATCCTCGGGCGAGGGTGCGGGTTCCTCGCCCGAGGCCGCGGCGGTGACTTCTTCGATCGGCGAGTCCGAGACTCGTTTCGTCTCGATCAGCGACGCGAGTTGATCCTGCGGAATGCCCTCGAGCGATTGCCCGCGAACGAAACGCTCGCTGTGGTCGCCGCGGTCGATCCAGATTTCCTCGCACGCCAGATACATGCCGATCACTCCAGTGGTTATTGCTCAGACGACGCCTTAGGCAGTCGCCTTGTGCAGACCCTTCCAGTCGAGCGCCTTGGCGCCGATGTCCATCTTCACGTCAAAGTTGATGCCCCAGCGGCCTTGGCTCAGGACGCTGCTGCGAACCTGCGGGACGCGCCCGCTGCCGCGGAGGTAACCAACCTCGATCGTGTGGGCGCTCGGCGCACACGCGAGGAACCACGTCGAATTCGAGCCTGCGTGGGCAGTCCCGGTCGCCGGATGCGTCACGCCGTTGTCCAGCCGCGAGTCGCTGACGATCGTCAGGCCCTCTTGCGCGAGCGAGTTGTAGCTCGACGCACGCGTGACCGAGCCTGCCGTGCCGGCGATGACCACCGCTGCGCTGTTGAGCAGCTCCATCGCCGACCACTTGAGGGCGACGGGGACGATCAGATACCGCGGCGTCAGGTTCAAATTGCGCCCGCCCTCGGTCTGCTTCATCATCGCGGCGATCGCGGCCTTGAGCGTCGAGTCGGCCAGCGCCGCGGTGGTGCTGAGGTTCCCGTGGTTCGCGTGGAACAACGCGGTGCTGTCGCGCATCGCGGCGTTCGCCATGAGCGTGCCGTAGACGAGGTCGGGCCGCAGCTGGCGAGCCGCCACGCCCATGTCGCTCGGAACGAAGCCGGACAGACCGCCGAAGTTGTCGTCGATCAAGTCCTGCTCGTCGATCTCGAACTGGGAGGCGTACCGAGCGATCTTGTAGGACTCGACCGCGTCCTCGTACTCGGTGTGCTCGGCTTCGCTTCCGCGGGGCAGCTTTTGCAGGGCGCCTCCGTTGAGCATGCGGACGCGCTCGTTGTTGCGGAAGTCGGCGACATCCGCTTCGCGGCACCATCCGCCCGTCGAGTCGGGGGCGGTTTCGTAGGCGGCCAGCAACATCGAGTTGACGTTGGTCGTGAAGACCGCCGCCAACGCGCTGGTGCTGAACTGCCGCTGATCCAACTGCTGCAGGTATTCCCGCATCAGGTTGAGGCGACCGACGCCCAGACGCACGCCGTCAATCTGAGCGCACATGCGGACGATGTCTTCGAGCGAGGCCCGACGCAGGCGGTAGCCCTCGTCCATCGCCCGTTCCAGTTCCGGCGTGATGCGGACGCGGGTCGGCGTGCCACCCTCGTTGCGCACCCAGTCGCGGCTGGGGTCGATGCTGTTGCGGTGGAGGACCGCCGCTTCGAGCGTTTCGATCCGCAGGTCGCTGTTGCGCACGTGGCCCGCGGGAGCGCTGGCCGGGACGACCTGACGCTGACCGCGGACGTGGGCGAGGAAAGCATCCTGCGTCCGCTCGACGGTCCACCCCTCGTTGATCGCCTGCTGACGCAGCGACTCGGGGGCGTTGGCGACCTCGCCCAGGTTGACGATGCGGGCGACCCGCTCACGCTCGGCGCGCACGGCGTCGTCCGTTTGCGGCGCCGGTGCGGGCGTCTCGGTCGGCTCGGATCGCTCGGGCTCGAGCAATTGCGTCGGGTCCGCCGGATCGTAGCCGAGCGACCGAATCGCGAGGTCGCAGTTGGTGCGAGCCTGGGCGTCCGCCTCGGCGTAGTTCAGGCAGTTGGCGATCGTGCGGCTAATGCCGCGCAGCCCCTGGAAAAACTCCCAGGCGGTTTGATCGTTGGCGTCCTGGGCCAGTCCCAGGGACCGCAAATAGGCAATAAGGCGCGGGTTCATTTGGCAAAGAAGCTCCTTTGCGGGACTGGGCTATGCCCGTGGAAACTGCGGATCAGCGCTTCGCTGTCCGCACCAATCGGCGTGAGACTCAGTTCGTGGACACGCCACGCCGTCGTGACTCGCAGCGTGCGGTCGCCCGCGGCGAATTCTCGCTCCCCGACCACGGCGCGTTTGCCGGGGGGGATGTTCGTGTATTCGAGCACGCGATAACCGATGCTGACCGCTCGCAGGTGACCCTCGGCGACGCGCTTCCAAATGCGTTCGACGGGGTCGTTGGGATCGGCCGGCGAGGCGAGCACCCCGCGTCCGACCCACTGGTTGTTTTCCATGCGGAAGTCGAGGGCGCTCCCGATCACGTCGGTGACGCTGTACCGGTTGTGGTTCGGCAGCAGCGGCACACGCGAGGGAAACTGACCGCCGCGGGCGACGAGGATCTCCTCGATCACCTCGTAGTTGCGGTAGTCAAAAATCATCGCCCGCGTCTCAGTCGACACGACCGCTTCGAAGCTGCGCTGCTCTTCGTTGATGCTCGCCGGCGCGAACGGCAGCTCGCGTGCGAACAACTCACGGGTCTGCAGGCCTTCAATCTCGGGAGGCAGGGACAGGCTTTTTGGCACCTGGCTTCTCCTTGTTTTTGCTGGGCGGCGCGTCGTCCTCCGCGGCCTGGTCCGACTCTTCGTCCATCGGCGGCTTGGGATTCTGCGCGGTGCGAACGGGCGGCAGGCCCGCCTCTTCGAGGATCTCGTTGTCGCGGGCGCGGGTCGCCACGACCTCCTCGAACGACAGGCCCATCTGGGCGCAGTACTCGGAGAGCGGCAAAGCGCCGTCCTCCATCGCCATGCGATCCGCCGACCGCTGCTTCTCGGGGTTGACGTAGGGCGGAACGTCCCACGTCCACTTGCACGTGTAGCGCTTCGGGCGAGCGACGATGCCGGCGAGGATCAGCTCGACCACCACCTGCTCGACGAATTTGTTCAGCGTCGAGCGCTCGATCCACGCTTGCCGTGCCTTGAGGCGCCGCAGGTAGACGGCGCCGTCGTAATGCGCCGACGCGAAATTGCTCTCAGCACTGGAGAGCAGGATCATCATCAGAGGCATCCCGAGCGCCAGACCTAAGTCGCGGAGTCGTTCATGACGAAAAGTGCGGTACTCGCCACTTGGGTGAGTGCTGCTCGGGAAGCTCGCGACCCAGCCGGCCGGGATCGCAGTGATCGCGCCATGCTGGAGCTGAAAGGTTTCGCCGGCGGCGACATCGACAGGATCGACGACCAGCTCGGGGTGCGCCGCCTGGATGAGCGCGCTCATCTGCGTCTGTATCTTCGCCGCCTCCAGCTCGTACTTGTCGTAGTCGGCGAGGTCAGCGATTGTCTCCAGGCAGCTCGCGAGCCAGGGGACGCCCGCGATCTGCTCCGGCTCGACCATCTCGTAGCGCACCTGCACGACCTCGTCGGGCAGTGTGGTGTACTCGACGCTCTGCCACTGGTTGGGCGTAACGGTGCGGCGGCGGAAGTAGTGCTCGATCGCCCGACCAAGCTCGTTGTAACGCGTCCCGAACGCAATCAGGGGATCCCCTGCCCGCTCGGGCGGCGTCTCCTTGCGGCGCACGTCGATGCACTGCCAGCCGAACGCGACGGGCCCCTCGCGTTTCACGTTGGCTTCGACCGTGATGTAGCTGCCCGTGATGCACAGGGACCGCACCCAGGTCCGCATGCAATCCGCACCACTCGACATGCCGAGCGGATCGGGCATCGCCCACACGTCCTGCCACGCCTGCTCGACCGCCTCGTTGAACGCTTCGTCGTCCGAGACGATCTGCAGGCGGGGGCCCTGCCGCCCCACCAAATCGTTGGCGAGCGTCTCGACGGCGCCGTTGACCAGCGGGTTGTTCGCATACTCCCACGCACACCGCTGGATCAGCGTCGGCAGGTCGGCCAGCAGGGCGTGGTTGATGGACTCGTCGCGGGCGTGTCGCCAGTGCGCCCAGTTGCCGCGGTGCGTAGTCGCGCCCAAGAAACGCCGCGCGGGCGATTCGAGGGGTTGCGGCTCGACGACCTGCAGTTCCTTGCGAGCCTTACGCGGCTTGCGGCGGAACCAACTCAGGAGTCCCATCGTTCGTCCAAATCCATTTCGGGACGCGTGTACTCGACTGGCAGCGACTTGAGGGCCCCGCCGCGGATCTTGGCTTCGATCCGTTTCATGAGGCCTTCGATAGAGCGAAACTCAGCCCGCAGCCCGTCCTTCTCGCTGTTGGGCGTCGTGTCGTAGAGCGCCTGAGCGGCCAGCAGTTTGGTGTGCGCAGTTGCGAAGTCCGCGACTTCGAGCGCATCCACTGCCTCGTCGCGCAACCGGCGCATCCGTTCGACGGGTGATTCGGGCATGCGGGCAATTCTGCCACGCTTTCGGCGGATCCCGACCCAGTCGACTTCCAGAGACTAGAAACTACTTCACAGACTTGCTGGTGAGTTTGCACACCTTGCAGCGATGGTATCGCACTCGCCCCTGCGTGTGCGTGACCGGCGGATTGACGACTCCGCAGTGAGGACAGACGCTGCGCACGTCGTTGTAGCGCATCGGAACTTTTGGAGCGTTGACGAGAAACGCCGACTGGCAATGGTCGCACTGAAACGTGGCAAAAGGCCTGCTGTTGCGCTCGCCGACCGCTATCAGCTTCGCGGCATTGCATCCACAGGATGGGCACTCGGGACCGTCTGCTCGCCTCATGCTCTCGCCCTCGCCGCTGCGTAGAAGTTGGTCGGCGCCTCGGGCTGCGCCTCTTCGGCTTCGTCCTCGCCCGCCGGCGTGTCGCGAATCCGCCAGCCCGCCGAGTCCAGCGCTGCGAGCGCCATCGCGCAGCAGTCCTGATAGTGGTTCTGCCCCCGCTTCACCCATTGCTGCACCAGCCCTTTTTTGGCGTCCCAAACCATCTCCAACTGCTCGGAGCACAGGTGGTTGGAGACGCGGATGTGCTCCTGCGTCGAGGCGGCCTGATAAAGCACCAGCGAGCCACGACCGCCCGCCTTGGCACGCAACGTCTCGATGACCTGCACCTTCCAGTAGTCCGCGTTGAACGTGTACTCCGCGATGCGCCGCTTCCAGTTCGGTTCGGCGTACCACTGCGTGCCGATCCGCGGCGTCTTGGTCGTGACGCGGCGCGGGTGACTGTAGTGCCCCTGGTTGATACGGTTGCGGCGGCAGACGCCACGCCCGCGGGCGCACTTGTACTTGCTTGTCCACAAGCCGCCCCAATTGCGCACCACGCTGGTGATGTCCTCGGGCCGGTAGCCGATGTCGATCCAGACCTCGGAGGGCAGCACCAGATTCTTTGCCCCCGGTTTCGCAAACCCGACCTCGCAGATCGTCGCGCGGAACTCTTAG